CTGTCACTGGAATGTTTAGGCGCGACCTAGATCATTGCGTTGATGACGAACAGTCGGCGCATCTCTGCGCCTCAATTGATTGGGGCGCAGTGAAACAAACAGCAGCCGAAGCATGGAACACCCGCCAACCCGACCCCGCCGTGCTGGTGGAGGCGTTGGAGCGGATTGCCAGTCGCCCCGGCGAAGGTGTGGAATACATACCGGACCACGGCGATGAGCCAAACTCAGAAGCGCGGAACATGGAACTGATCGCCCGCGCAGCCCTCGCACAATGGAAGGACAAGAGCCATGAGCAATAAGCTAGAAGAAGAACTGGCCGCCCATAACGATTTCATCCGTTCACATATCCGCCAGCTACAGGCCGAGAACGCCGTGCTCAAGGCTGAGGTGGAGAGGCTGCGGGCGGCGCTATCGGGCGGCAAGCAAATCGCCATCCGCGCCCTGCCAATCAAGGCAGACGCCTGATGACTAGCCCAATCCGCGTGGCAACTGCTGTGCTTAGTGAACGCATCTTTGCGGGCCGCCTCACCAAAGACGGGCGAGGCTTCAAAGAACCCCGCTACGATGTGACCAGCGACGTTCTGAAAGCCGTCAAGGACAAGATCGGCATTGGCCACGAAGTCACCGTCGAGTGCAATGGTGTGCCGGAATATCGCATCGCCATTCTGCCAATCAAGGAGACGCCAGATGCCGGGACTGATTGAGAGGCTGCGGAAGGATGCTGCATATTACGAGGAAATGTGGGGCACACACGGCGTTCCTGACGGCCTGACGAAAGCCGCCGACGCGCTCGAAAAGCTGCGGGGGTATGCGGTGCATGACGATGGGTGTGCCAGCGGCATAGTTTGGCCCAACCCATCCCCCTGCGACTGCGGTCTCACCCAACTCTTGAAGGAACTGAACGATGACTGAACCAGAACACGAACTCATCACCCTTTGCCGTCGCATCGCCAAGGAGAACCCGGACTTCCGAATGGTCAGCTTCACCGTGGTTCGTGACGATGACGAAAGCCAAAGTTTCACCATCGAGAGGAAGCAAAGCGATGACTGAACTGGTCGAGAAGGTCGCGCGGGCGATTGTTATCGCCATGCATAAAGACCTCTACGGATGTGATGCTATTCCCGACAAGGACAACGAATGGCTTAAATACACGCCCGAAGCCACCGCCGCAATCGAAGCGATGCGCCTCGAGATAGAGCGGGAGATTGCGGAGTGGTTGCGCCAGCCCCGTGTAGGCATGGGTTATGTCGGGCGCTGCATAGCCGACAAGATCGAAGCAGGCGAACACAGGAGCAAGCCATGACCGCGCCCCACTGGCCCCAGGAGGAGGCAGGCAAATGATCTGTTATCACCAAGCCATGCGCGAGCAGATGCCGGAGGAGGGATACCTCTACCCCGAGCAATATCGCTGGCTGATAGGGCCGCAGCCGGAACCATGCGGTATCGAGCCATGCGAATGCTGGCCGCGCTATACCGTGGTGGCCGGCAGCCCTTGGATATGGGAATATCCGCCCGAGCGATACATGGGGTTCAGAAGCGCACCCACGCCCTTAGGAGGCATCATTCGCCTGCAACATGATGAGCATTGGCGCGATTGGACGCGCAGGAGGAAGGACGTATGACCGCGCCAGCACGCTTCAAGGAAGCCGACATCAAGCGGAGGACCGAATGAGCGCGCACAGCATCGCCTCGAAATTCCGCCGCGCCCTTCGCAATGAAACCGGCGCAGCCTTCACGCACGACCAATTGCAAGAACTTGGCCAGTTCGGTGTATTGCGCCTTCTGGCAGAAATTGAGGCAGAGGAATTATGTCCCGCGAAAACTCCCCCTTCATCGTTGGGGACTACTGGCTCGAAAAACGCCGCGACGGCAAATCCGACGCTTGGCAAATCGCCACAAAACGCAACCGGACCGTTGTCTATCGCTCAACTAAGTGCCGGGATCTAGAGCAAGCAAAGGCCGTCCTGCGCGCGTTTGAGGCCGATCAGCGGTCGCGCAAACCCCAATCCATCGAACACGCCGAACTGTTGCCGCACCTGTTCAACTATCTGCGCGAGCATGGACCAGACGTTCGCCGGGTTGATACGATCAAGTCCAGTTTTCGCGCGTGGATCGGCTTCCTGCAACAGGATGAACTTGGGACCGGCGCGCTGGTTGCCGACATCAACAAGGTATCGGTGGCGCGCTTCCGTCGCTGGCGTATGGGGCCGCATGGATGGGAAGTGGAATGGGGCGGCAAGGTCTATCGTCACACATCGCAAGGCGTGAGTGGTGAGGCAGTCCAGCGCAATATCGAGGATTTGCGCAGCGCCCTGAACCACGCCGAGGCGGCTAACCGGATTCCGATGAGGCCGCGCATCCCGTCCGTAGACAAGAAGATGCGCTCCCCTGCCCGCTCGCATATCTTCACGACGAAGCAGTTAGGGGCGATGCTTGGCTATGCCATGCAAGAACCCGGCGCGCGGCAGTGGTTGCAGTTGATGCTGGCAACAGGCGCAAGGCCAGATGCAGCCCTTGCGTTCAATCCCGCGATCCAGCGGCAAGGCGGGCTGATAGACCTCCACCCGCCTGCATGGCCCCTAACAGACAAGCGGAACCCCGTTGCGCCGGTTATTCCGCCTCTACGGGCAGTCCTGGAGGGCTGGCAGATGGACGCGGTGAAGTCCCGCAAGCGATGGTGGCGAACCATGCGCGCCAAACTAGGCATCCCTGCCGAATACGTGCCAAAGACAATCCGCCATACCGTCGCAAGCTATCTACGGAACGAAGGTGTGCCGGGTGAGCAGATCAGCGGCTTGCTGGGCCACAAGGACCGCGACGATAGCCTGATGGCTACAAGCGAGCGTTATGCGCACCATGACCCGTTGAAAATGGCGAAGGCCGAGAAGGCGCTGACCAAACTTTGGAACGAGGTAGAGCGGGAGGCGAACCGCTGGAGTGCTGACCACTTTCTGACCATTACGGCAGACAACAAGAAAATTGTGGTTGCTAGGGAACGTGAAAAAGCCTAGGTTTACAGGGCTTTGAAATGGTGGGCGGTGAGGGGCTCGAACCCCCGACCCTCTCGGTGTAAACGGGAGTAAGACGCAAGAAATGGCGGTTTTCCGTCATTTAGATTGCGAACGGAGCGTGATTCAATGGGGAACAAAGCGTAATCTGCTGACCATTTTCTGACCACTATTTCAACACCTAGCGAACGAAGGGAAAACCGAATGGGCGGCAAACAGCGCCTCTACCGCAATCTGAGCGAGCGCATCACCGCTGGCGAGGCCAAGCGAAAATACCTGAACCCAAAACTGATCGACCGCGCCAACGCCTCGATGAGCAGAGAGGACTTATCCGCCCTCATCCTGCACCATGCTGACGAATTGCAATGGCTGCTGGACAATCATTTCCGGGTGTTTGCCACCGGCCAGTATGTTGGCACGCGCCTAACCAAAAAGCGGTTAGCGGAACTGGCAAACCAATTGCATGACTGGTGGAACACCGCCGACATGCACGAAAGCGCCCGCCCCGGCGAGCCGATCATCTGGGAGGAATGACGATGGATGAGGATCAGGCCGAAATTAAGCGCACATGCTGGTGCTATCGCGCTGGTGCTGGCGAATGGCGCGACATATCAACCGCGCCCAAGGATCGCTATTTCCTTGCCTACGTCATGCCGAATGAGGCGGAGAGAAAACTGCGAATGGCGTTTGGCTTCGATGCACCAGGCGGAGAGGTTCTTGTCGCCCACAAGTGGAAGGGTGATGCCAAAGGCAAGGTCCGTAGCGTCCCCAAAGGCACAATCTATAGTGCTAGCCACTGGATGCCTATGCCTGCGCCACCGAAGGGCTGATGACCATGCAGAAGATCCACCACCGCGATTGCGAAGACCACACCGGAGCCTATCCCGGCTCTTGCACCTGCACCCCGCTATTCGAGAAGCTAGCCCGCGCGATATGCTGCCCGATGGGGAAATGCTACATGGAGGCGCAGCACGGGACGGCCAGCGAATGCAGGGCTTGCGATTGGCAAATGGAAGCCGCCGCGGTTGAGGCTGTTATGGCGGAGCATAAGCGGCAAACCGCCTAAGTCCTGTGAGCCAGCACCCTAGCAAACAGCACAATCTCCGGGCCTAGATCGACCGGGCTACAGCCCCCTAGCCCACTCGAACGCCTGCCGAGCATAGACCGCCGCGCCAGTGCAGGCGTTTACATCCTCCTCGCTCACCGCAACCATGACGGCTGCGGAGGCGGGGCTTTCAGGAAGGCTGGAACCGCTATCTCTGGATGTGGCAATGGCTTGGCAGGACGCACCTTGACCGGAGACGGTGTGCAGGCGGTTAGCGCGCTTATAAGCAGCGGCAAGGTCAACAGCGCGAGACATTTCCGCATCGTGGCTGGCTTGGGCAACATTGGCTTTCCTTCTGGATTCTGCCTCGGCATCGGCGCGGGCCTTGATGGCGAGCAATTCCGCCTCGGCTAGGGCTTGTTCATATTCTGCACGATCAAGCCGCTTTTGTTCATTTCTCACACCAGCGTCATGGATGCGCAGCCAGAGGGCAAAGGCCAGCGCAAGGCCCGCACCGGCAAGCACAAAATGGACCCACCGTGGAAGCGCCAGGAACCGGGTTAGGAGGGCGAAAAGCATTGCGGATTCCTGTTGTTTTTGCTAGGTAGTTGGGGCTGCGGCGGCGTGGAAGGACACGCGGAGCATTAGACAAAGGCCGGTTGCTGTTGGCTTCGCAACAGTGTTCGGGAGAATGGTCAGCCCATGAGAACCAAACCCTAGTCGGTATCAAACCCGGCCCGCAGCATCACTCCGCGCCCTTGTTAGGCACGATCACCGCAATCACCCCTGCGGCAATGGCAATCCACGAATAGGGCGCTGCCAAGGCACTGCCACCAGTTACGGCGATGACAACACCAGCCCAAGTGGTGCGCTCAAGGAGGCGGGCTTTGACGTATGCGATCATGGTCAGTCCTTCTTGTAGAGTTCGGACTCCGCTGCCCGCCGCCTTGTCAAACCCGACAAGATTTTACCAGCGCCGCGATTCCAGCGAAAAAACTGCTTTGCAGCGCCCACATAGTCCCCGGCGTTATGCAGCCGCAGGAGCGTGGAGGCTTTCAGGTTCGCCAAACCACAATTGTAGGCAAAGGAGACAAGGGCCGCGAACTGGTTGTCGGTTGTCTTTGGTGCCAACTTGGCAACGCCCGCCTCGAATTTTGCCACATCAGCCTTCAGGAGCGCGTGCGCCTGCCCCTCGCTGATAACCTGTCCCGGCACCACTTCCGGCCCTGTATGCCCGTAGCCAATGGTCCAAGGCGGGCCATGCGTTGCGGGGTCTGGATAGGCCCTCAGGGATAGCCCTTCGAAATGCTTGATGAGGTCAATGCCTGCCGCGTTTGTGGATCTCATATCCGCCGCTCCATCATGCGCCCGATCAGCACCACATCGCGCCCGCAGTCCTCTGGCGAGGTTCCGCCGCGCAGGCGGTCTACAACCCGCTGCAATGCCTCTATGGTGGCCTCTACGTGGTCAGAGCGTTCCTTACCGCTCGGGACGTTTTGCGGGGTAAGGCCCAATTTGCGCCGTACTTCTTCCCGCTCGGGATGGTCTGCGCCTAGGTGATGGTATGTCATACTGCCTCCATCATCATGGATAGACCGCACCGGATGCGGCTCACCTCGCCATGCTCACGGTGATAGATCAGCGCCTTCATGTCCCGGCCCGAGCGATAGCCATTGTGTTTGTGCCAAGCGTCATTGACCGCCAACGTGCGGTGCGTCTCCACCGTGCAGCCGGGATGGTCCTTGAGTTGATCGTGATGAAAATGGCCGCAATGCCACACGCGCCACGTTGCAGCGGCCCAGTCCTGCGGAACGTCCGTCGCCATGATAAGCGGGAGGTCTGCCAGTTTGGCCCCATCGCCATGGGTCGAGCCGATCAGCGTCTTGCCAAAGCGGTAGTAGTAGAAGCTGGCCGGGGTCATCTCTACTTCGACACGCGGTTCATTGGAGAACAGTGCGTCAAGGGCGAGCGAGAGCATGAAGGCTTGATGGGGGTCATGATTGCCCCTGTTATTCCGCACGATAACCTTGGCGTGCTTCTCCAGCAGGCGGACGATGCAGCGGGCAAGCGCCCTAAGGCCCACTTGCGCGATAAGCTGAAAGCGCCCGTCAACATCTAGTGCATTGCCGCTTTGAGGCGTGCGGTTGCTGGAATTATCAGCGTGGTAAAAGTCCCCGAGATTGAGCAGCATAGCCGTCTCACTTGAGGGCGTCATGGAGCAAAGCCGATCAACCGCCGCAAAGGTCAGGTCTTCCGCAATCTTAAGGTCGAAATTGTCGCCCACTTCCTTGGCCCATGCGAGAAGGCCGAAATGGGGATCACCCATCGGAATGAGCGTCAAAAGGTCTTTGTCATGATGGGCCGGGGGAGCAACCGGAGGCATTACCCCCTTGCAGTCCTCAAGGATGCCCGCCAAGGCCCCTTGCAGCGCGTTTATAGCCTCCAGCCTATCAGGAGACTGCCGCTCCCATGTTCGCTCTACAGTGCCGTCAGGGCCGCGCTGGACGGTAACCTTGGACATGGTGAAGCCGGGCGCAGTGCCTTGGACAAAGTGGCCCGGTGCGTAACCTTCCTTTGCGGCCTTGCGCTTTACATCATTCAGTGCGGCGGATGCGGTGCTTTTGTGCATCCCCAAGGCGAGGGACGCCGCTAAACAAGTTCCGTGCGTTTCGATGGCTTCCAGCAATTCCCGTTGCCGGGGCGTGCAGAAATCATACAACTTGGGGTCAATTTGCACATGGCTTTCCCGTATTGTTGCAGGGAGTTATTTCAGGACTTGTTCTTGCGCAGCCAGCCTTGAACCGTTCGCGTCTCGACGATGCGAATAGCTGTCCAGATGATTGTCAGAGCGGCGGCTATGTGCGGAAGCATCTGTGCAAGCGTCCCCAGCAAAGTTGTGATGGAAAGCGCATCAGCAAGATGCTTGAGGCCGTTGGGAATCTGCTCCCAGATGTCGCGCATCCTCATCAGATCACCGTGTAGGTGAAGTGGTAGAACCAGCTCGCACTGGTGTTTACCGTTGAGTTGAAGGCAAAGGACGCCTCGTCATTTGTGGTATCCGCCGAGATGCGCGCAAAGGAGTTATTGGCGACCGTGTTGGTCGCATAAAACGCGCCTCCAGCCAGTTCGCCCGTAGAGGCAAAATTGGACGCAACAGGCAATGTCATCCTGAATGTGGTGTTCCCCGTGGCCGTGGCTGTTACATCAACCCGCCCAGAAACTGTGACTGTGCTGCCGTTACGGGAGTACTGCGCAGTTTGAGGCGTTACCGTGGTGACATTGGTCACGCCGGTCGCACTTGGCGAGTATGTGTTGCTGGAAAGCGTGGGAACGCTGGATAACAGGTTCAGGGCTTTGCGCGCCCAATTGCGGGCGGTAATGTCGAACCCCATTAGGAGCCGCCCCGGATCATCTCGATATAGGCAATGGTGAGCGTGTCGCCGGTATTGCCCAGTTCACCGGTCAGGGTGATCGTAACCGGAGAGCCAGTCGCCAGCGTCACAGCGGTCGTGGTGTTATCGCCATCGCCCACGCCGCTGCCGGTGCCGTTGCCGTTGGTGATGCCCCACGAATAGTTCTGCTGCGTGTTGGCCCCGGACATGACCATTGTCAGTTCCGCCACGAACTTGCCGTTCGCTGCCGAGTTGAAGATGATGCTGGAGGTCAGGCTGCCGGCCACCCGCATACGAATGGTCTTGTTGCCTGCGGTCCCGACCATTGAGCCGACAACGCGCATTCGCAGCATTCCGAAGCGGCTGAACTCATGGCCGCGCAGATAGTCGGTGAAGGTGTGAAGCGTGGTTTCCGTCAGGGTGCCGGTCACACTGCCTGGGGTCGGGGTGAACTCCATGTCGGTGATGACAGGAACCACGCTGCTGGAGAAGGAATAGGTTTCCTCCGAGTGGCCGTAATAGTGGGCAATCTGGAGGTTCGCATCAGCCGTGCCGACATTGTAGGCATTGTTGCTGCTGGCCCCGTCAAACACGTTTGAGCCGGATTCCACCTCATAGCAGACGGTGCATTTCTTGAAGGTGTTGTCTGCCGAGTGAGCGCGGGAACTGGAGAGGACGTTAATACCGTTCGACAGGTTGTTGAAGGTGCAGCTTTCAACGTGGCCGGTCGAGTTTTCCTGAATGAGAACGCCGCGCGCCGTGCGGGTCGTGGCGGTAAACAGCGGGCCAAGCCCCACTCCTGGATAGGGGGCAAGGCCAGTGTCAATGTCATAGACGCCGCCAATGGTGTGGGTAGTGTTGAACATCGACCGGACGCCGGAATAGTTGCCGACCGAGAGGTCAAAGATGCCGCCGCCGACATAGAGCCTGCCGCTGTAGCAAATCAGCGTGTCATAGTTGTTTTCACCATGGACGTTATCGGTCGCAAGGAATCCGCCCCCGCCGATCACCGCAACGCCGCAACCGCCGCTTACGCTGTGGTTCTTGAACTTGATGTTCTTGACGTAGAGCGAGTTATTCCCGCGCGCGCGAATGGCGATGTTGCTGCTGCTGCCCCCGTCAATGATCGCGGTCGGGACGTTGGGCGAGCCACCGACAGACGGTCCTTCAATCACCACCGGATATTCCGACTTGAGGCCGATGGGGAACGTCGAGTTGATGCTGGTATAGGTTCCCGCTGCAAGCGAGACATTCCACTTGCCCGCAAGGTCAGGGCCGTAATTGGCAAGCGCATCCCATGCGCCAGGAATGGTCAGGGGCTGCGAGGTGGACAGGCCATCGTTCGCCGTGCTGCCCGTGGTCGAGACGTAGAGCGTGTTCGATTGCGACCGCTTGGGGTCAACGTAGAACGTGTTCGAGGAGCGCAGGATTGCACCCGGCCCGAAGTGGCGCACGGAATTGAGATAGGGGATGTTTGCCGTTGATTTATACGTGCCATCCGGCCAGTACAGATGCAGCCCGTCTGCATAGGCCGCAGCCACCGCAGCCGCCAAAGCAGTCTGATCGCTGGTTGTGCCATCGCCCACCGCGCCAAAGTCCTTGACGCTGACGAAATCAGCCAGCTTCTCATCATCTGAACGGCTAACCGCCCCGGTCAGGGGAAGCAGGAATGAACTGTTGGCGACAGGGTCGATGTCCAGCCCCAGCGGATTGCCGGAAGCATCCTTGAAGATCGCGCGATAGGTCTTGCTGCTGTCCAGATAGATCGGCGCGAACAAGCCGCCTGCGTCCGCCTCGACCGGGTTGGTGTGCGCGACCTGTAAATCCGCATCGGTATAGACCGATTGCAGGACAAGGGTGCCGGTCTGGTAGAAGTAGATCTTGGCACCGGACAGCGCGTCTGCGTTGGCATCGGTTACGCGGGTGTACGGGTCAAACAGTTCTGCGGCCATGTATCGTTTCCCAACGAGAGCAATAAAAAAAGGGGGCGCAATGGCCCCCGGTGTGGTAGGTTGATGGAATGCTTGTTTGGCAGGCGCTCGTTATTACGGGCCTGATCTGGCGCTATGTGGAGCCGCCGTTATTGCAGCGGTGTCTGCTGTTCCTGTTCCTGTGGGGGCTGGGCAGCTACTAGGTTTGCGCGCGTGTTATCGTTGAGGGCGTTCCCTATCCTGCCCTCAAGCGCCGCCGAAAGCGCAGATGCCACGCGGTTCAACTGAATAGCCTCTTGCGGGCTTCCAGCCTTTGTCCGGCCAAGCTTTAGAAGTGCATCACGAACCGCTGCGGACTCATAAGCCCGAGCGGCCCCACCCGCAGCGCCAGCAACAGCTATGCCACCCTGTAAGCCGAAAATCTGCGTCAGGACGGCGGGGATTGCATAGGGAACCACCTGCGAGCCGTTATTAGGCACCACACCGGCCTGCCCCGCCCTACGGGTAGCATCGAGAACGCGCTTTAACCCCTCAATGCGCACCTTGTCGCCTTGCTGGAAAAAGACCCCGGTTGACTTGGATAGGTCATTTATGGCGTTCAGGAACTTATCAGGGCTGATTTGCTTGCTGGCGTCATCGGATGATTTCTCCAAGGCGCGAAAGACAAGCGCCGCTTGGGCCTTCGCCCTGCCCTTGCCGTCAAGGCCGTTATAGAGGCGGCGAATATCGCTTGGCTTTGTGCTGAATAGCAAGCGGGAGACGTTTTCCGGGGTCGCATCGGCAGTCTTGAGTACGCCAGCAAGCTGGTTGCCCTTCAACTCGCCTGCCATCATGGAAAGGCGGGTATTAGCCCCCTTCCACTTGATAAACGCATCCTTGCCGCCAGCCTGCTTGATGAATGCGCCCATATCGTCATTCAAAGCGGTGTAGATCGGGCGAAGCGCCTTCTCGCCAAGGTCGCGGATATGCCCAAGGTCATTGCGTTTAAAGATGCCAGACAGTTCATCAGCGCGCAGAGCCTCAACCTGGGGGAGCGTCTTGCCGCCGATCTGCGCTTTGATTCGTTCCAACTCACCTACAACCGCCGCGCTTAGGTCAGTCTTGCGGGCGGATAGTTCAGCAATCTTCTTGTCAAGTGCAGTTATGGTGTTGACCATCGGCACTTCTTGCCCGTCGAGCGCGTTAATCACTCGCGTCTTAGCGCCTGTCAGTTTGGTAAGTTCTGCGCCGCGCTTTGCGACAAGGCTCTTGGTCACATCGTCAATCACGCCATCAGCCGCGCCAAATTCCTTGGCAAAAGCTTCTACTGCAGCCTGCCGCTCACCTTGCTGTGCCGCACGAACCCCACCCGTTCCGGCGATAGGGATCATCTCTCCAAGCTTCTGTGCGGAGCGCCCGATAGCGGTTTTAGGCGGCTTTACATCGCTGGTAAGCACCCGAACGCCCGCGCGTTTGCCAGCCTCCACAACTGCACCGGCAGCAGTCGGGGCTGCTTTGGCGATGGCTGTAGGTGCTTTGGGTAGGGGTGCCTTTGCCTTCGGGCCGATGGGGACAGCCATGCCCCCAAGGATATTGCCAGCAAGCCGGGAGGAACTGGTCGCCGTCTCTGGCAGGGCCTTCACCGCCTGTTCCGCCATGGAATAATTGCGGTAAGCGCCCGTGCCGCGTTCTGCGTCCTGTCCGGCCCGCATAAGCGCATTTGCCGCGCCTGTTGCCCCAACGCCGCGCAAGACCGGCTCGCCCACCGTGGCAAGGCCCATAGTGACGCCACGGCTAACAAGGTTCCCGGCAGAAGCGGGAATATCAAGAACGCTTCCAACGCCCTCCAGAATGCTGCCAGTCACACCCTTTGCAGAGGTAAGCAGCCGGTCACCAATGGACGGTTCCGTAGTGGCCTGTTGTGGCTTGCGGCCACCATCCAGCGCCTTAACGGACTTGCCGAACTCCTGCTGCGCTCGCTGTGAGACTTGGGCAGGCGAGACATTATCCGGCGCGTTGCGGTAAACGTGCGTGGAGCCATCCTCAAAGGTAACGGTGATATTGCGCGGCATGGTTGCCCCTTACCAGTTGGAGACGGAAGGCTTGCGGGCAGGCGCTTGGCCGCGTGCAGGCGCAGCAGCCCTTGGAGCGCCATTGGTCGCACGTGCCTTGTAGGTGTTCAGGTCGCCAATGATGCGCTTAAGAGACGCCTTAAACGCCCCCTCGCTCATCTTGGGATCAAGTGCGCCAATGGAGGCCGCCAGTTTATCGCCTTCAGCGTTTGACAGCGCGCCCATACCCTTCATGCTCTGGACCATCGGGAGGAAGATTTGCGCTTTCATGGCTTCTAGTTCTGCGCGGAAGTCAGCAGCGCGCGAGCCGGGGACGATGTAGCCTGCAAGGTTCCCGTCAAGCGGGTTGATCGAGGGGACACCTACTGCGGCATTCAATCCGCCATGCGACAAGAGCCTGCTTGCGCTGGCAATGGCGCGGTCAAAGGCGTCCATTGCACTTTGCGAATAGGCTGGGGTTCCCGGTGCTGGAGCATTATTCCCAGTTGTGCCAGAAACAGGCTTGATCTCGCCATCAGGGCTTTCCTGCCACGTTCCTGCGGGAAGGCCGCGCTGTGTTGCCTCTTGAGGCGTCAGGGTGCGCCATTTGGGCTTGGGAGGTGCATCACCACCCCTTGCGACCACGCGAGGTGCATTGTTGCCCATGACCTTGGCGACATATGCCTTCGTCTCGGCGGGTAGATAGGATAGCCAATCAGCACCACCCTTGGCGATGGCATCACGCACCCTGCCTGGTCCTGCATTGTAGGCTGCAACAGCTTGCGCGGGATCTCCGAAATCAGACAGTTGCTTGTTGAAATATGCTTCGCCCAACGCGCGATTATATTCAGGGTCGTTACGGTAGCGGTTTTCATCAAACGCCACGCCTGCCAGTTGAGCGGCCTCCGGTGCCGTACCCGGCATAACTTGGGCGATACCGATTGCGCCCGCACCAGAGGTCAACGGCTTGCCATCGGCGGCAAATTGCTGCCCATTGCTTTCCACGCCAATCATGCGGGGGAACAGGCTTTTCGTGTCAATGCCCTGCCCCGGCTGATCTGCAACCACCGTCTCACCCGGCTTTACCGTGGCGTAGTGCGGCGAGAATGGCGCTGCTGCAATCTGATTGCCCTTGGCGTCAAAGCGGATCGAGCCGGGGGCGAGCGTGTATTGCTCGTTCTGCTTGGCGTAGTTCTCATATTCGCCCGCAGCGGTAATGGCGGCCATGCGCTCGTTTTCGCTGAACCGCCCCTTGTATTGAGCGAGGTCGGAATAACCCATGCCCACAAGGTGATCGATGGCAACATCCCACTTTTCAGGGGTATCGGCCCATTGCGCAGCCTGCCCGATCAGCTTGACGCGCTCGCCAATCTTGGCCTGTTGGTCGGTGACCTGCTTTTGCTTCTGCTGCACCACGTATTCAGGCGCAAACTTGGCAAGGGAGTTCAGCGTCTGGTCGTTCGGGTTCTGCGCATAAGCGGCCATCGCGTTTTGTGCGCGCCCCTGCTGATATTGCTTAAAGCCCTGTTCAACCGCGCCAACCGTATCGACCGGCTGCATGATGTTCCAATTAGCCGCCATTGCGCAACTCCGCTTTCTTCTCGTCAATAAGGCGCTGGATTACCGCCACGCTGTCAGCCCAGCCGGGCTTTCCTTGCCGTGCGACCAATTTGGCCTCCAAGGCCCTTATTTCATCGCGCAAGGCCATCAGAAGCCACCGCCTCCCATGAAGGAGGACGCAAAGCTATCCAGAAGCTTACCGCCTGCCTGCCAGTTATTCGCGTTGATCTGCCCCTTCATCAGTGAGGCATTCTGGCGCGCGTCCGATGCGCTGTTGTTGTTCTGCGTCATGGCGTTAAGCGCGGTTGTTCCCACACCTGAGATGTTACCAGCACCGGAAAGACCCGTTGCCTGCTGCCCGCCGAGATAGCCAATATACCGCCCGAACTCATCAGACGCGATACCCTGCCCAAAGCGCATGAAGTCCTTCTGGGCCTTGCCGCTCCGCAATGCACCCTGAGCCGCATAACCCTGATTAAGCGCGTTCTCGCCCTCATTGACGCGGAACTGATAGCCGCTCGAATTCAGGTAGGTATTAAACGCCTTGTTAGCCCTGATCGGCCCCACACGGGTCGTTACCATTTCTTGCCGGGGCTGGGGCTGCTGCTGTTGAGGCTGTTGCAGCCAAGAGAAATTGCCACCGAACCCGCCCGCCATGTTCCCGAACGATGGATTAAACTGCGGCGCTGGTTGCTGTTGGGGCTGTGCCGGGGCTTGTGTGCTGTATTCTGCCCCAGGAAGGCCAAGGAGCGCGTTCAGATAAGCCCCGGCGATATTGCCCCGGTTCACATAAGGCGCGTTATATCCGACATTCTCGGCCTTGAACTCACGCGCAAGCTGGTTGTTCATCTCTGCGGTTTTCAGCGCAGTTTCAGCGGCCCGATCCGCCGCCTTCTTCTGCGCGTTGCCGCCGATAATTCCGCCAATCAGATTTCCGAGGCCCATATGCCCTCCATCACAAAAAGTTCGCAAGGGCCTTCGGGCGTCTCCATGACACCGTGCGATTGAAAGCCTAGCTTGCGGGTGAACCAGCGCGCATTGCGCAGATGAACGGGGGTCAACCCCCAAACCATGCGGACGGGAAAGTCCGTCCAAAGCCTGCCGATCATGCATTTGGCGAGGTGCAACGCCTCACCACCACGGCAGAGAAAATGCGTGTGGCCCTCGTAAATACCGGGGCCGCGCCAGATAAAAGCCATCCCGCCACCGGGAGCGGACAGGAAGACATTGCGCCGATCTTCCACCAGCGCGGTTGCGTCTAACTCGCCCTCTCCCCCTATCGTAGGGCGAATGGCCGGGTCGTTTATCAGGTCGTTAATGGTGCCGGGTTCAAAAACCCGCTCAATCAAGTGCGCTCGGCCCCGGACAGGATCGAGGCGGTGACAGAGGTTCCTGCGCTTGCCAGACCGCTAATCACGGCGTCCGCAGCCACGTTGCCAATCTGGATGTCCAGATAGTCGTTTGCGGGGATCGAATAGCCCTTCAGATGCGCGTTGCTGTCAGAGGCAGAGCCGCCCGAGGGAACAACGTGCAGGGTCACCGTCTTTGCCGCCGCCGTGGTGTTGGCAAGCCGTAGGAGGACCGACAGCGTGTTTTCCGCTGCCGTGTAGATCGTGGTTTCCGTCGCCGCGAGGACAACGGATGAACCATAGATGGGGGTCAGGGTAGCCAAGTCAGCAACTCCACGTTCTCAAGGCCCAAAGCCTGCTTTTTCTGTGCCGCCTGCAAAGCGCCGATCAGGCTTTCAACCAGCATCATCTGCTCGCGCAGTTCGTTCATGGTGCGGGAGACATTGCCCAAGGTTGCAGCCACAACGCTGCTGCTGGCCTCAAGCTTGCCAATGGCCGTTTCCGCCGCGAGCAACGTATCGACCGCCACGTTCAAGCTGTTAACGGATTCCTCGACGCGGGTGACAACTTCCTGCCACCACACCTGGAACTGGAAGTCGGTCCAGCCGCCTACCGGAAGCCGGGGTAACTGTAGTTCGCTAACCATCAGCGGCCCCCGTAAGGTTCATTCACCGCGACAGCCGACACCCGGAACGATACCGGAGCGGTGACGCGGAACTGGAACACCACGCCGGGGTCACGGAACGCACCAAGCGCCCGCCATTCCACCCGCAAGTCATAATCGCCCTGCACGCCCAAGGAGGCCGGAAGCCAGTTGGACCACGTGCGCCCGTAATCGCGTGAATGCCGCATTTCGATCTGCGGATCGGCAAACTCGCCCTCGAGATCCGCAGTCGTGCCCACCTCACAAACCAGCCGCAGATTGTTCAGCGTGGCGGCCTGCTGCAATTCCATGCCAGCGGTAAACACGCGAGAGAGCGGCTCGCCATTGTCCAGATGCCCGCTGAAGGTCCAGACAGTGCCGGTTTCATCGTCGCCCATGTCGGGACCGGCCCGAAAATTCGCCCTACCCTGCGTAGCCAGTTCGCAAGCCGCGCCGGTCGTTACGTCATAGGCGTGAGTATAATCGTCTAGGCGAACGCAAATCAGTTTGTGGCGTCCGTCCGTGATCTTGAAAACCCTATGGGTTTCGGAGGCCGCGACCTTCTCGACCAGCGCGTCATCATCAACCGCCACCGGAACCGTATCGTGCCGGTAAAACAGGTTATCCGCGCCGATCCAGAAGAAGCTATTGTCCTCAGAGGCCACGCAGCCCGTCGCCTTGATGCCCTGCTTGAACACCCTCTGCGTCACTGGCGTATAGGGCAATTCAGGGTCGCCGGTCTTGGACCAGAATTCGATTGTCTCGGTGCCAAACAGGATCAACGCACCGGCAAGGGTCGTAATATCAAGAAGCTGATCGGCCTCACTCTCAGCCGTCGCAAAGTCGGTGCCGCTCCATGTCCTGCCATCCAGCACCGCAGAGAAGAACCATTCGCCCGTCCCCGCCCTCAGAGCGATGAACAGGCCGTCAATGTGAATGACCGCCGTGGTCGCCTCGTCATAAGGCATGACCACCTGTTCCAGCGTCGATCCATCGTAGCTGTAGACATCAGCCCCGGCGCAAATCAGCACCTCCATGTCGGAACAAGCGATATAGACCGGCCCGGTTCCGGTAATGTCACCGATCGGGTTGGAACCCCGGTAAACCTCATTGCCCGAGACGGTGAAGCGGTCGCCGTTGAACACGCCATCCTTGGCAACGGAAGCCCGGATTGGCCCCGTTCCGACGCTGAAGTCCTCGACCAGTCCAAGCCGTGATTGCAGGATCAGGCCGTCCTGCGTCACTTGCGTCTTTTCCGCGAACATATTCACGAGACGAACGGGAGCGAGCGCGCCACGTTGCCTTACGTGTGCGCTTGTGCCGAAGGGGATGCGCATCAGTAATAGGCCACCGCGCTATGGTCTTCACTCAAGGCGCTCTGCTTGACCCGTTGCAGCCCCCGGCGCGCGTGCAGCACTTCCGCCGCGTCCAGTTCATAGGAATACAAGGGCGCAATCTGCTGGATGAGACCGTACTTGACCGCCTCCACCGCGTAATCCGGGCAATACAGCACCGTGCTGGCCGTCAGGGGAGACGTAACGCCAATATCAGCGCCTTCCTCCCTCCAGCCCGCAAGCATCATGTTCAGGCGTTCCAGCCCGTCTTCCATTTCCGCCGCAGTGGGGGTTACGCCGTTGCCGACAACCTTCCTCAAGGCAAATGTGACCACATCGCGGGCGGTGGGTGCCAGAGTGGCTGCAGACAGCACAACAGGAACAAGCAGCGTCTCAACAAGGACAAGGCCCTGCTCGGTCGTGATTGTCGCCGTTATCCGGCCAGTCGTGGCAGCGGTGCCGCCCGACAGGACCAGCACCAGTTCATCGCCTTCAAAGGAATTGCTATCGACCGTAACCCCGGTGGCAGACAGGGATGCACTGCTAGGCGCGTCCTCGCTATCGACAGGTACGGTCCAGCGGCGCTCGACAACTTCCGTTGGAGCCTTCGCTGCAAGAACATAGGCCATTTAGCGAGCCTTTCGCTTGCGACGGGGCAATGACCCGCCCTTGTGTCCATCACCGTCTCGGTCGAGCGGGTGGATCACCTCAAATTCGGGGTGGCGCGCAAAACGCCATTCTAACTCAGCGGGAACCTCGGACGGCGCGCGCCCTTCAAACTCCACGCCATTCAGGCAAAGAGAGGTGCGGCCATGCGTGTATTGGCCTGTGAACCTGTAACGCATGACCGCTCCCATCATTCCACCACGTACATCACGGTCAGGTAGATCGTACCCGCCGCGCCTGCGGTAGCGTTTGCATTGGCAACGCCCGTGATCTTGGTCTTGCTGGAGTACTTGTAACCCGCACCAGCCACCGCAACCGCAGTCGAGGCCGTGCCAGCCTGCCCAACGGTCGAGGCCGCGAACAGGCGGTCAACATCGCCGCTATCCCCAATGTTGAGGGTAAGCGTTGGGCTAACATCGGTGTCCATGTCGGTCGCTTCCAGCACTGCCTGAAGAACGCGAGCGCCCGCAGGAAGGTAGAAGAACTCGATGGTGTCGGTCGTGGCCGGAGCCGCGCCGCAAGTTACCGAGGCAAAGGCCACCTTGACCTCGCCAGCGGAACCACCGCCCGCAACGCCCGTCTTCAGGCGTACGTTATCGCTAATGTAAGATGCCATTGGAGGCCTCCCAAAAAGGTGGGGGCCAGTCCGAAGACCAGCCCCCTGTTAGCCTCAATTCTCGGCAGCGGTGGCCGCAGCGACCGTGGCGGTGCCGGTGGTGGCGAAGAAGCCCGAAACAACACCATGATCTTTGGTGTCATCGGTATCGCCAGCGCCGGTTCCGAACATGATCTTGCGGACGCCGTAGATGCCATCAATGGCAACGCCGTATTTGTCGCCGTAGTCGAACTCCTCGGTGACCGTGCGCCAACGCTTCGCATAAGCGATTGCGAGGGCCTGAGCGCCGCAGAGATAGACCGGGGTGACTTCCGTGGTGCCGCCGTTGCCGATGTTTTCCCAGATCGGGATGTTATCGACTTCCTTGACGATCACGCCGTTCCAGAACAGGTCGCCGCCCTCGAACAGCTTGGCAGCCTCCATCTGGACAGCGGTTGCCGCCAGAACTTCGGTGTCGAGGCTGTCACGCAGATCCTTGAACGCGTGCGGGTTGGCGAAAGCGACATAATACCGCTTGCCGTTGCCGGGGTCACGCATCGGGCGGATCTTCGGGCTGGCCGTCTTGGCCTTCAGCACCATCGCATCAAGAGCGGTGGCGTTGAACTTGTCAGCCGTGGTGTCGAGGTTGGCAAGGTCAGCCGACAGGTCGGTCAGACCCGGCGAGGACGCACCAAACACAACGCGATCGGCATTGTCCACCAGCCACGCATCACCGATAGCAGCGGTACGATCAACAAACGCGGTGCCGTTGAGCGAGCCGAGGGCCGTGATGATGAGGTCGCGGGTGTCTTCAATCGACCAGTCGAGCAGGGTAGCGCGGGCAGCGTTACGCAGCGAGATGGCCGACTTCTGTTCCGACATTTCCGCAACGCGGACAGCATTACGGCGCTTATCGACATAGATGCGCATGGAGCGCGAAGCCATGTCTTCCTCGTTGCCTTCCAGCGTCGAGGTGCCGGTTACAGCCGCATTCGTCAGGCGGTTGACAAGGGCAATGGTGATCGAGTCACCGGCCTTCTTGGTCAGGTCTTCCTTGACCTGAATAACCGAGTTTTCGGAGGTACCCATGAGGGGCTTGAAGCCGCCGTCCTGGATGTATTCGGAGAAGAACTTGTCTTCCCACTGCTGCACGACAAGGCCAGTGGCCGGAGTGGTATCTGCCATTGTAAAAGTTCCATCAAAGGGAGGGGCAGCGTCATCTCGACGCGGAAACCCGAGAGTTATTGGTTAGCGGAGAAGGTCATCGATAGACTTCGGACCGGACCACGCGGGACCGGACCTTGCGCCTACGTTGCGCTCCGTTGCGAGAGTTGGCGGGATGGGATTTGCAAGAGGCGCTTGCCCCTGCATCTCTGCCATCATTTCCGCCCTGATCTTGGCTTTCAGGTCATCAAGGTTGGTGGCACCAAGTTCCTGCATGGCCCTGTGGTTCTTGGCGATCTGATACGCCTTGTTCCAAGGATGCGGATCGGCCAACGCCTGTTGAACCAACCCCGGATTCTGCTCGGCAAGGGCGAGAAATTCCGCCTTTACGTCCTCAAAATCGGGATTGGCCTGCCGGACCATCATTTCTGACATGTCCAGCTTGGCGTTGAGTGTCGCCTGCGATACCGCCTGCGTCACAACCTGGCTTCCGAACTGCTGCTGCCAGCCCTGCTCGTCCTCCCAAATGGAAGGCGGTGGCTCGGGTGGGTTCTGCATGGCCTGAAGCTGTTCTTCGAGTGCTCTAGCGCGTTGCTCGGCTTCCTGCCTGCGTCGGCGCTCCGCCACGATGGCGGCATGATCCAGCGGGGGTTCCTCTGGCTTTGCTTCCTCGATCTGCGGCGGCGACCCGCTATCATCGCCCTTCCGTGCAAAGCGTCCGCTTTCATCGCGCGGTACGCTTACAGGTTCCCCTGCGGGTTCCTGCTCCACAGCCTGTTCGACTGCGGCTTCCGGTTCATCGTTGAGAATATCGTCTAGAGACTGTCCTTCTGTCATGTTGGCACTCACTGCGCCCGTTTGTGCGGCGGCGACCCGCTAACGCCCGAGATGGCGGCGACCCATTCCACGTCATCACGACGTTGAACTTTACTTGACCCCTTCAAGCAGGCTGCGGACTTGCCGCGCCATTGCTTCGGCCATCTGCAACTTTTGCCAATCGGCGGTTGCATTCATTTCGTGCGGCTTGCGGCCATAGGTCTGCAATCCGATCTCGGTGCAAAGGCGGCGGGCTTCCGCAATGATCTGATCGTTACCCATATCAATCCGCCAATTGCTCGACCGGAATACGGATGGCGCTGACCGATCCATCCCACTCACGCAGGAGGATGCCGATGGCTTGTCCGTCTTCGATGATTTCGGCCACTTCCACGCGCGGCCATGATTGCTGTTCACTCATGCCGCGAGCAGCAGCATGATCTCGTCATCCTGCCTCATGCGGCGAATAAGCGCCTGTTCTGCCGCACGGGCCTGTTCAAGGCTCGCTACAGCGTCATCATAGGCCGCCTGCACCTCGGCAAGGGCCTCTGCCCTGATAGCCTGCTGGGCCGCCTCAATCCGCGCTGCCAATAGCCTTGCGACTTGTGCCGCCAGCCCTTCGACGTAGGCAGACAGTTGCGGCAATTCGACCGGGACATCCCCAGCTTCAAGCGCGTTGACCGCATCCACCACCTCGGGCGGTAACTCATCAGCAAAGCGGACCAAGCGCCCTCGCCGCCTACCATGCAGCGGTGTTGCACTGGAGGGCGCGGTAACGGTTGGCCCGTAGAAGGTTGACTGGTTGTCCAGTAGGGCAGGCGCGAGCGTTACGGCCCCGATTGTAAGACTTGGTCCGTAAAACGTCTGGCTGTTGGTATAAAGGTCAGGAGCGAGAACCAACTCGCCATTGGTGACGAGCGGGGAATAGAACGTCTGCGAATTGGTTAGCAGGGAAGGCGACAGGGTGATTGCGCCCGCCGTTACAGCAGGAGCGTAGAATGTCTGCGCGTTGCTGACCGGCGATGGGGCAAGCGTTACCGAACCCGCCGCTACGGTTGGTCCGTAGAAGGTCTGGCTGTTGGTTAGCAGGGAGGGCGCAAGCGTTACCGAACCCGGCGTGACCGTGGCGCTGTAGAACGTCTGCGCATTGCTTAGAAGCGAGGGGGACAGGTCCCGGATAGCCGAAACCGTGGCTGCGTAGAAGGTCTGGCTGTTGGTGGCCAGAGAAGGTGTCAGGTTCCGCGTAGCCGATACGGTGGCTGCGTAGAACGTCTGCGAGTTGGTAAACAGCGCGGGCGTCAGGTTCCGCGTGGCGGTGACGGTCGGCCCGTAGAAGGTTTGCGTGTTCGTCACCAGCGAGGGCGACAGGGTGACCGTTCCGCGCGTTACCGTGGGCGCGTAAAAGGTCTGCGAATTGGTGAACAGCGACGGGGTGAGCGTTTGCGTGCCGCCCGCTGCCGTAAGCTCAAATGCCGTATTCTGGAAGGCGGTGGATTCAAACGCAGCCGCCATGATCTAGCCCTTATGCTGCAAATTCGCCGCTGGTGAACAAGCGGGTTACGCGATAGTAGCTGCCAGGCTGCGGGGTTACCGTTCCGGCGCTGCTGGTGACCCGCAAGCGAATATTTGTGGCCGCGTTGGTTTCAATGCGAAGGCGGAACAAATAGGAATGATACACAGCGCTGGTAAGCGAGGCGGTAGCCGCATGGGCCAGCGTGGTATTCGTCTGGATCGCCGCGAAGCCATGTACCGGGGTTGCCGTGGTCGAAGTCGTTGTGAAGCCGGTCGCCGCCGAGCCAACATAACTGGAGATCATCACATCAGGCGCGGAGGATGCCAGCCAAGTGAATGTGACGGTGCCGGATGTAGACTTGAGGAAGTAGGCCAAAGCCTCGACCTCATAGGACTGCCCTGCGCGAAGGCTGATTGAACTGGTAGCGGGAAAATAATCCGCGATGGCGGAACCCAGCGCCGAGCCAGCCGTGTCATAGGTGTATCCGAATGTGGTCGGGATATAGCCGCGTCCGGTCGTGGCGTGCGGCGTGCAGAAAAAGTCGTTACCCTGATATTCGATAACGCCCGCCGTGGCAGAGGTGTTGAGCGCGCCAGACTGGAAGGTCAGCGGCTTGACCGTGGTCGATCCTGCAACCAGCGTCAGGCCACTTGCCAGCGTGGTATTCAAGTCCAGCGATCCGCCCGATAGGACCAGATTGCTGCCGACCGTCAGTTCCTCAACCGCTCCCGATCCCGCCGTGGTTCGCCCAAGCAGGCGCGAGGTAGCCATGGACAGCGTATGGCCCGCGTTCCAGTTGGAAGGTTGGACAAGCGTGGTGTCGGCCCCGTCCGCCTTGCCGGATACAAAGGCGTGGGTGAGACTGATTGCCATGGCTTAAAGCTGGAAGATGCCCGAGGCGTTGAAGGTAATCGTGATGTCGCCGCCGTTGGGGGTGACCGGAAGGCCCGTGACGCCCGTGTCGATATAGGCAACCAGACGCCAGGTCGTGTTTGCGCCTGCGTTCTTGCGATAGATCACCAGCGCCTCGACCGAGTTGCCCGTCACCGCCGTAAACGTCACGTTGTCACCATCAAACAGGCCATTGACGACAGTCGGGGTCGTGATGCGCTGATCGGTTCCCACTACGCCAGACAGGCTGGAATAGAACTGGTGAGCCGATGAATAGGTGTAAGTGCCGGTATCAACCAGCGCCACATAAACACCGTCAGTTGCCGTGTTGTTGTCCAAATCCGCGTTGGTATCGCCCGCCAGGAGCGATTGCTTGTAAAGCGGATAGATCGCGTTAGCCATTAAGCTGCGTCCTCGTAAACATCGCGCACGGCGATGATGTTGCCTAGTTCATCCCGCACCGGCACCTTGGTCTTGGGCCGGGTCATTTCTGCGATGGCCTGCGCAAGTTGCGCCATGGCCTCGACTTGCGTCCTGCGATCCTGCGCCTCGGCGTCGGTCATTGCCCGCTTGCCAGTGACTTCATCGGCCTGCGCCTGCGCCTCTGCCTCTGCGAGTTTGCGCTCCGTCTCCAGTGCGACCTCGGTGCGCAGTTGCTGCTGCTTGATCTCGTGGTCCGCCTCGGCCTTGATCTTGGCGACCTCGATGTCGGCCATTGCGTTGATCTTGGCCTTTTCGATCTCGACCTCGCCATCCATCTGCGCTTGCTGCTGGGCCAACTGCATCTGCATTTGGGCCTGCTGCTGCATCTGTTCCTCGGGCGAGGGGCCTTGCTGGTCCTTCGGCTCGAACAGTTTGAGAAGGCTATCCTTGTTCCTCAGCGCAGAGGCTTGAATGAGCAGCTTCAGAACTTCCGGCGATTGACCAACCGGGCCAAGCGCGGGCAGCATCTTGGCGAGAATGTCGAACTGTTCCGCCGCAATCGTCGGGGTGTCCATGCCCTCGTCAAGGATGATGTCCACGTCCAGTTCATTGACCGCGTTCTCAACCCCTGCGACCATGCGGGCGCGCGGGTCTTGGGCGATCATCTGCAACTGTTGAACCGCCTCAGGCGGAGCCTTGCTCAAATCCTTCGGATCGACGCCCAATTGCTTGGCAGCCATCTCCAGCATCGTCACCGGGCGATTGATGCCGACAAAGCGCAAGTTCTGCTCGTTGTCGGTAACCCTGACCCAGCGTTCTTCTTTCCAGAACTGGCGCACACGGCACCAGATGGAACGATAGACAGCCATCGACAGAACCCGCACGCGATCCAGATATGTCGCGCTCTCGGTCATCCCGCCTTGCTGCTGGGCGATCAGCGCCCTACCAGACATGGCCGTCTCGTTCTTGCCCTGCATCGCTGCATTCGGGCCAAGCATATCAATCTCGGCCTTGGCCTCTTGCAGAAGCTGGACGTTTGCTGCCGCCATGTCGTTGGTCGGCAGAATCTCCACATCACCGGGCGCACCCATGATGATGCCATCGGGACGCGCCATCTCCTTGCGGATGGCCTTGGCATCCAGACCCGTCGCCGGATCAACCCGAACCTGACGCTGGCTAATCAGGTGCAACGCCTTGGAGCGGCGCTTGTTGATCTCGTCCTGCGGCCCGATCATGGTCCGCACTTCGCCATAGCGGTTGTTATCGCGGTCTATGTAGAGGCTAACCGCCTTGATCGGGCATTCCGGCCCGTCCTCGCCCATGTAAGGGCTATCCTGCGGCTCCACCACGTAACCGGCCTGCGTGAAGATGCAGAACTTCCAGCCACCATCATTGTAGTAATGCTCGCACAGACGGATGCGCTTGCGCTTGTAGTCCGCCCAGAAGCCATTCTTGGGCTTGTCATCGTACGTCTCGGTATCACGAGCGCGCGCCCAAGTGCCTTCCAGCGCGTCCTTGGCGTCGGGATACTTCCTTACCGCATCGGCAAGGTCCATCCACACCACAACGCCCATGTAGCTTGCGTCGGCAAAGTCAAACTCGCTCGACGCCGGGTCGTAGTAGAAGCGATCCCATGAAATGCGACGGATGGCAGGATCATATCCGGCCTTGGTCTTTTCCACGCCCACCATGATGGCGCACGTTCCCTCGATCGCCAGTTCCTTGGAGGCCTCGGAACGCTTGTCATCCCAGTTGGAATTGTCGCAGACGTACCGCAGCGCGTCGGTCGCAGCCTGAGCCGCGTCCTCATCGTCAGGGTTACGCGGAAAGGCGCGCGGGTCTTTGCGGTTCTGCTTCTCGATGCCCTGGAGCGCGTTGACCTTGCGTTTGATCCGGTTGAACGTGACAACGGGCTGGCCGCGCGACTTTAGCTCGGCCTGTTCTTCCGCCGTCCATTGCTTCTCGTCGAAATAGTCGCGGTCACGCTGGGCAAGCAGGCGCGCGTCTCGGGTCGCGTCTTCCGCTTCCTCGAACTGGCGCACCATGTCGAGCAGGGCCATGTCTTTATCGGTCATAGAGTCCGCCAATTTGGTCCGTCCTCTTTCTCGCTAAATGCGCGGTTCCAGCGGTCGCGCGGCCCCTTGGCCGGTTCAGCCTGAGGCCGATAACCAGTGCGGCGCAGTTCCTCTAAGGCGTAGCGCAGCGCGTCGATGGTGTGGTTGTTCTTGTCTTCCAGGAAGGGCAGTATCTCGCCCGTCTGCTGGTCCGTCTTGTAACTGTAGAGCGTCAACTCCTCCGCCACCTTCTTGCAGCGGGGATGAACGATGATGTCGAACGACTTGAGGAACTCGATGCCATCCTCAATTGAACCTTGGCCCTTCAAGGCCGGGGTGATGCGATAACCTTGCCGCTTCATGTAGCTGACCGTTTCCGGCCTTGCGCTGTCTGCCCGGATCAGGAACTTGCGGCTTCCGCCGATGGTATCGAACAGTTTGGGCAAGTGGTCGATCTCGCAGCCCACTTGCCAAGCCTCGGCATCCACGAACAGTTTGCGGCCCTCAATGTGGCAGCGAACCAGAACGGTGGGATCAATGGCAAAGCCCCAGTCGGCCCCGAACCGATGGATCGCATCGACCGGGGTTGTAAATTCTTCCACCTTCCAGTTGCGAAAGACGCGGGCCTCACTGTTGAGCGAGTAATGACCGCCCCAAACGTGCTGCCACTTGTCAGGGTCGCGGCGCTTATCGTCTTCCTGCTCCTGCATCAGTTCTGCGGGAAGGCGCGGGTTGTCGTTGAAGTTCAATTCAATAACGACACTGCCGGTTGGCGGATTGTCGCCACGCAACAGCGCGTCAACTGGATCGGTCGGCGCGTTGGGGTTCCAGCTTGCCCAAATCTCACTGCCCGGCTTACGGATTGTCGGGCGCAGCAAGTCCAGACTGCGCTGGCTTAGGCTCTGCGCTTCCTCGATCCATGCGCGGTCAAAACCCTCCAGCGACTTGATAGAGTCTGCTGTATGGTTCTGCATCCCCTGGAAGATGATAACGCCGCCCCCCGGCGTCTTGATTTCCGTTTCCAGTATGGTGAACAGGTGGGCCACGCCCATTGACCTGATCTTATCCTCAACCAGCAGTTTGACCGACTGCTTAAGCGACTTTTGCACTTCACGAACACAGACGGCGCGAAGGCCGGGCTGCATTGTTGCCTCTTCGACCAGCAACTCAGCAAAGAAGTGCGACTTGCCCGAGCCGCGCCCGCCATAAAGCCCCTTGTAACGCGCGGGCTGCAACAGGGGCGCAAGTTTGCGCGGCGTGGGGATTACGTCAGTCGATGAACTGGCGCTTGAAGCCGGTGAAGGCGATTGGGTTGTCTCCATCGTCTCCGCCAACATGCTTCACCTTGTCGCTGTACTTGCCGTAAAGCTTGCCCGCCGCCCACTTGTAGGCGTCAATGCGAACCCTCTTGTCAGTCGGGTCGATCACTTCGCTCTCAGCAGTGGAGATGACCTTCTCGAAGAACCGATCAGCCCGAACGGCTTTCGCGCGCGCGTATTGCTCGCATCTCTCGCTATCCACCAACCACCGATAGATGGTCGAGGCGTGCGGCATGTCAGGATCTGCGCAAATTTCGTCTACGGTCTTGCCTTCGCACATTGCGTCATAGACCTTGGCAAGGATGGCGTCCCTATCGTAGGCCATCAGGTCATAGCTTCCATGTAGCGTTCAAGCGCAGCTACATCTTCGGGCTTGTTGGCGTCGTAGACGTTGACTGCGTTCTCATCTGCGCGGCGGTATTGGCTATCACGCTTGCCGGTGTATTCTGTGTGGCAGCTAATGCCAGCGCGGCGAACCTTTGCAGCAAGAGCGATGGCGACTGGCCCCTTGCCGATGATGCCAACCGTTGCAAGGCAATTCATGGGGCGGGGTTCATACGCCATCACTCAAGCCCCTCGAAATTGTTGTAGTAGGCCAGCCAGTCTTCCAGCTTACCGGCCATCGTGAAGTCGCAGCACTCGTCCATCAGCCATTCAGTAGCTGGCATGGTCCACTGCTTTCCGGTGGCCCATTCAAAGACGGTAGCCTTGTGATCGTATGGCTCGGCAGTGAGGCTCAACAGTTCCTCAAGCGCGGTCATCGCCTGTAAGCCATTCCGGCAATGGCACCGCAGAGGAATATCGCCAGACCTACAGGCGTACCGCTTATTGCGAGATAGCCGCTTATGCCGGTGCCAAGGAGCAACAGGCGCATGGGCTACCCCTAGAGTTTGCCGATCCGCGCATCACGCTGCATCGCCCCATCTATATCGGGCGTGGTTCTGCTTCAGCGGTGGGGATCGGCGGGCGCTGGAAAGGGAGGAAAACAGCGCCGGAAAGAGCGACCCCGGAAGTGTGCTTCACTACTCGCCTGATCAGGGCTTTCGCATCGAGAGGCATCCGGGGTCTTGTAACAATGACGGCAACCGGGAACCCCCAGTCCAAACCATCATCAGGCCTGATGCGCGAACGCAGAGCAGGAACCTTGTGAATTGCCCTTACAGCCTGAACCATAAGGGGGCTGAATGGCGCACCACCCAGCGTGGAAACAGCAACGCCCGCAACTCACATGGAGCGCGGGCGCAATTCCAATAATTCCATTTCGGTAAAAATACCCTAAGCGTCAATTCGTGTCAAGCGACTAATATACGCATGGCTCGACGCGGTGGCGCAACAATGTCTAGCGCCCGCAATGCCGCCTTTAGAATCATTTGGTCAGCCGGGTGCTTACCCCCATCAAGTAGCCTTTCGAGCCAAGGCGGACCCATATCCGTATGCGCGCGGTGAATGAGTTGATCCAGCCAAGGACGGCACCCAGCAACATCCATTGCATCGATAACCTTCAACAGCCAATCGTGGTCGTGGGTCTGCTGCTCAGTTACTTCTAGATCGACAATGCGCAATCCGCGCGGTGTATCATCAAGCGGGCAGCGGTAGCCCTCACCACCCAAATGGCGCTGGTATGTCCTCACAAACCGGCTTGCCCCATCCAGGCGGTCTTTAGCCTCTGCAATGTCACCGAGTAGGCCAGAGACATAAGCGCGACCAATGGCCGTGCTGTAGTACGTTCCGAACCTGTCCCGCCGCTTCTGAACCCACTCGCCACCCTTGTCGTGAACGGGCCGCAGCTTGCCAGATGCGTACCTGTCACCCTCTTTCCGCTTCCGTCCACGCTTTGCCATCACTCACCCCCTCGCTTCCAATCATGCAAACCCATGCGCTTGGATAACTGCCCGTAATATGAAACGCTGGGTGATGTGTTTGCCATTGAGCGCCTGACCAGAACGCTCCCATCGTCCTTCTTGAGGCGCTGCACGACAACGCGGTCTGCGCATCGTGTAGTTATAGAGCGGCCCTTGTCTCCCGACCGCAAAGGCCCCTCCCAAAGGGTTGCCGTGTATTCGCACCACTCCACACCCTCGGACTGCCATTTGCGATGGAACTCCATCACTCACCCCTCGTCCAGTTTGACCGCGACAACATCACCCGGCCCTCCGTCCCATATCCAGCGGAGTTGCTCTGCCGTGTAGGATACCCGCTCATCGACAAAGCCCATGCGAAGCTGGATGAAATAGCGTTTGCCGTCCCTTGGGGGACTGCGCTTGCCGGATATGGGGGTGAAACCGGGAGCGACATTCAAGCTGCCCTGATCCGCCGTTCTTCGATTGGCTTACCGCTCTCTACATAGAATTGCAGTGCAGCCTCCATCCCTGGCGACCACCCTAAATCAATGTAGAAGATTATCGCGTCAGCAATCTCCCCCCAAGCCTGTCCCGCCGCGATTCCCCGCGCCCTTTCCTCAGGTATATTGTCATCAAGGATGCCGCTCTGCGTGTAGAGCAGATGACTGGCAATCGGCCATTCACCACGCGCAAGACTGTCCGCCATACACTTGCGCGCGTAAACGAGATTGCCAGCCACATCGCCCGCGTACGGGCTTTCGATAATAACGCGCCTCATGCCTCCGCCTCCGCGGCTTCCACGGCCTTTTTCTTCTTCATGTCGAGATAGCGGCCATATGCCTCAGACTTGGGTTGCGTCAGGCCAAGTCCCTTGCACCACCAATCATTCCGCAGCAGAACCTTACACAAGCGCCGGTAAGACGGTGCCCACTGCTGGTCCTCCAAGATCTTCGGGGCTTCATCGGGAATTTCAGTGTAACCGCGCCCTCGCCAACCTTTAAGCCATCCACGAAAACGCGTGATGTAATGATCCCGCGTCGGCTTCGGCAGCGACATAAGCAACAGATTACAGAACGACTTCCATGTATGCCCTTCGGGGCGGCTAATCTTGTTATAACCCATGATGTTGCCAGTTTCTTCGACATACAGCGCGCCAGAGTTAGCCCCGTTCACGCGGGCAATCAGTTTGAACCAGGTCTGCGGTTCTAGAATGTGGTATAGCCACAAGCCCCGGCGCTGGTCGTCGCCATAGGGTTGGCAAAGGCGTTGCTGGCTTAGCGGCACACCCGCTTGCTGCATCAGGTCGTAAACGTGATTGTGCGGCTTGTCAGGGAACTTGGCGTGATAGCGCCAGATGTCCTCAGTCCGCCAATCATAGATGGGGTAGAGGTTGTACGTCTCCGCGACCACCTGCGTTGTCCAGCGGTGCCCGCCGTGAGTGCGCTTATCGAAAACGGCAATCGTGCGAAAACGGTTTAGGCTTTCGTCGGCGCGGATGCCGACAAAGCCCCCGCAAGGCTTCCCTTCGCCGTACCACTCCCCAAACAGCACGACGAACTCTTCGAACTCCATTCCAGGCTCGAAGAACGGATAAAACGCCGGGTCAGTGATCCCATCGGCAACCGGCTCTCTTACCCAAATATCGCGCTTGGTTTCATCCCAGCACATCCAACGCGGTTCATAGTTGGTTACGGCGTTGCGCAGCGACATGGGCAGGCAGACCCAATGCAGGTCTATATGGTCGCGGTACAAATCGACCATTTCACGCAAATGCTCATCGGTCGCCCGGTATTGCGCTTCCAGGTCGATAATCAGGACGCCAACCGTGCGGTTACGCTTGATTGCTTCATCCATGACAAGGTGAAGCATCACGCTGCTATCCTTGCCGCCTGAGAAGCTGACATAGAGCTTCTCGAAATTGTCGAAGGCATAGGAAATGCGTTCGCGCGATGCGTCGAGCACGTTTTGCTCGCGGTAGATTTTCTTGGCCATCAGTAAAGGTCCGCCTGTGTCTTGCTCTTGGCCTCATCCGGCGAGAGGCGAGCGTGTCCGTTGATTGCGAGCCACATATTCAGCGCGCACAAAGCCACGAAGTCAGCATAGTCCCGATGTTCTTGCGACATCTGGAAATATCCGCCACAAAAGAACTTCGAGACGCCTGTTTCCAGGCACATCGCCGCTTGGCCTATCCAAGCAATGCGGTTCATCCGCTCATTGGTTAGGTAATGCTCGCAGCTATTAGGCCATTCCTTGATGAGCCGCAGGGCCGCGTTGCCGAACCGCGTGTAATCCAGCAGGAACTCGCAATAAGCGCTTTTGCACTCTTCGATTGTCATGCCTTTGGGCGGCTTAGGGTCGTAGAAGCCTGCGGGATAGCACTCCCACTTGTCCCAGGTGTGATAGATGCGCTCGACCATCACGCTTCCCCATCAAGTTCAATGGCGATCACTTCATCAAAATCGTCAATGTCCCATGATGAGGAAAAGTCGCTATCGCTGAACAATTCAGCAAGACCGCTGATCTGGCACAGCCGCAGGACTTCATCCGGTTCCATGCCGAGGTTCTTGGCAATTTTCTCGTCCGACCAATTCCGCTTTTTCAGTTCGATCACGATTTCACTCATCGCCTCGACGCGGTGTTTGCCTCGTGCACGATTGTGGCGGATAGTGGATGCCATGCGGTCCGACTTGTCCGCCTGTGTTTCCCGAATTTCCACCAGCGGCAAATAACCCTGCACGCGGGCTTGAATGTCGGGAAACTCTTTTCCGACGCGGTGCCGGTGAAAGCCATCAATAACCTCGAACCGGCCATCTGGGTCCGGCATGGAAACAATCGGCTGTGTGTAGCCATCCGCGTCAATGGACAGGCGCAGCAACTCCATTTCCGGCGGTGCAACGCTGTTCGGGTTATAGTCGTTCGCGTAAACGGCTGAATTAGGAACCCACCGCACAAAATCGACCGGCTCATTGCGGAACGGCGAAATTTCATGGAGCGCCTGTCGCGCCTCGTTCAGGCCCTCGACAAGAGCCGTTTCATAGCGGGCCGTGAGGATTGCCACCACGGAAGCAATTGCATCCGAGAGGCCGTCGCCAGCCCGTTGTTCGCAAGTTTGATCTGGTAACATGGAGGTCTTTTCCCTTTCGATCTCACATTGGTTTGATAGCGGAAACTATTAGATTTTGATAGGATTGCGGAGCCGATGCGCCCACTTTTGGCGTTCGCTTTCGTGCTGCTGCGCGACCTCGCGCATGTTCTTCGCGCTCCATTCCGGTTTGTCCCGGATGAAGGCCCCGCCGTTACCATCCAACACCCATTCGATGTCAGTTCGAACCATCATGGTGTTGCGCCAGTCGCACCATGCCTGCGTGCCGTAAGGCGGGCCGCTCATGGTGACTGGGGCGGCCTTAACGAGCCTGTTGCCGGTCATATTTGCCCTCCAAGATTTTCACGAAGTTTTTTTCGTTCAGCACGAAGTCGAAGTCGGCTTTCCAGCCCCGGTCATTGTCTCCCCGCAGGAACGGGGATTGTTCAACCTTGGCGAACACGGCGATCCAGTCATCGACGGGATATGCCTTCGCCATTCGCTGGGTTTGCCGCTTGCGCGAGTCCGTCAGCTTCACAACCCGAGGCAGGCCAACAGGGCCAAGCCGCTCATTCCAACCTTCCACAACCTCAGGAACGGACAGGCGGTCGGCGTCAGCCGACATATCCCTTGACGGTTCTTGATGGTTCAATGATGGTTTGGGTGCAGATTTTGCGGGGGTGGGGTGCGAAATTTGCGGGGGTTCATGCAAAATTTGCGGGGGTGCAAAATTTGCGGGGGTGCAGATTTTGCGGGGGTCTAGCCGGTAAATCGCGCTAGTTCCGTTCCGGCAATCCCGAGTAAAATATTCCTCACGCTCCAGCCATCGCAGCGCAGCTTGTACCGTCCGCTCGCTCTTGCTTGTCTTGCGCGCAATAGTGGCCACAGACGGCCAGCAAGCGCCCGTATCGCTCGCATGGTCACAGAGGCACATCAGCACCATCTTTTCCGTTGAGGGAATTTCCAGTTCCCACGCGGCGGACATCAGTCTGATGCTCATGCCGCACCTTCCAGCATCCGGCGGGCTTCACGCGCGCCGTAATATGCCTTCAGCGTCTCATAATCCTGGCGCTTCTCAGGTGGGCAGGTGGGCCACACGCGAGGTTGCGGGCGGAAATGGACTAGGGCTTCCTGTGCGTTCCTACGGTGGCGCTCGGCCAGTTCCGGATTGCGCTCGTAGGTGCGAAGCTGCTGGCGATAGCCGCGCAATGGATCACCGGGAACGCCCATGCGCTGGGCAATTGTCCTGATCGTGTCAGGGCTAAGGCCGTACTGCTCGCCAAGAACGCGAGCCAATTCCCCGGCTGCATAGGCTTCCGCAATCGCCTTGTTGCGCGCCGCAATGGCTGGGCTTGGTTTGCGGCCCTTCACAGCCACACCTCTACGCAACCCGGCTTGGCAGGTTCGGCAAACATATAGAACGGAATGAACCGCTTATCATTGACCTTCAAGGCGTCAGCGATGCCATCGAAGTACGGCTTCATCCGATTGGGGAAGTTGATTCGGTCACCACGGTTGTCGGGCGGAATAAACCGAACGCTTACGGTAATGTCACCTTTTGCCGGGGCGGTCAGATTGGCCTTCAAAGCCTCATTACGCGCCCATTCGCGGTGCTGGGCAACAACGCCCGCCTTGGCGTGGTAGTGCCCCGTATTGTGCCCAGAAAGGCGCGATGACGGAAATGGCAGGATGATCTTCATGCCTCCCACCTCGCGGGCTTCTCAGCCTCCACCAGCCATTCCGCATGGTTCTCCCAGCGGATAGCGTTCAACCGGCACCGCTCGACCGTCAGCAACTCAGGCTCGGCGCGCAGCTTGGCGAGGTCGGATTCCATCTTGGAGATGAAGCGCAGCGCATCCAGTTCATGCGCGTTAGGCTCCCCGATCATGGATAGACCACCACAGGCACCTTCTGGGCTGCAAGGCAATCCATGATGCGCGGGTGATAGAGGTGAAGCGCCTGGAGCAATCGCTTACTGCCCTCCTCCAGCATCTTCGCATATTGATGGCTGCTGTTCAGCGTGTCGGGATCAATCGCCTTCTCGCGCTGTTCCTCAAGGAGAAGCTGCCATCGGGCTTCGGTAATCCGGCGCATCCGTTCCGCGCGTTCTGCTGCCAGATGGGCGGTGCGTGTGTCGCGCTTCCACTCAGGAAACGCAGTCTTTACCGCCCTCATCACAAAGTCCTCGTCGCTCACTTGAGCAGCGAGAGCCTCGAACATCTGGTCCGCTGTTGTGTATGCCATAGACCCCCCGGTCCCGATAGCGCGAGCGCACAAGCTCGCTTGGTTTGCAGATTGAAAGAAATGCGCGGAGCAGGCTCAACGCGGCGCGCCTCCACGGGCGGGAGTTACCCCGCCCGCTTTGGCCCCCTGCCGGTGTTGGACTTGCCCGGCGGAAATCATGCGGCCCGGTGGACGTCAGCAGCAGCAGCAAGCTGGCGAGTTGTCGCCCAGCCCTCGCGCTCGAACTTTGCCCAATGTTCTGCGGGCAAACTGTTACGCCTGATCCACGAACGCACGGTGTGAACCGAAACGCCCAGCGATTGCGCCACATCGTCCGGCCTACCGGCGTGGCGCACAATATCAGAGTGGGTAATGTCCATAGTGAGGCACTATGCATAAAGCATACCCACTTGTAAAGTGCCTATTGCATACCACTTCGCATTAAATGCGTTTCATGGACACACCCGCAGAAAGATTGCAGGCCGCGCGCATTGCCGCCGGTTATGCCACGGTCAGAGACGCAGCTAATGCGCTGGGGATGAAGTTCCCGACCTACGCGCAACATGAAAGCGGGCTGCGAGGCATTCCGAAGGATAAAGCCCTAAGCTACGCGCGGATTTTCAAAACGACGCCAGAGTGGATTCTCTATGGAAAGTCTTCCACCGGAGAGCCGACGATCCAGGAGCTGGAAATGATGCTCCATGATGCACTGGAGGAAGTTGTTACCGTGCAAACGCGGCTCTCGGACTTGCCGCGAATCGTCGCTCCAAACTTGTTCGAACAGCTTGCGCGCTTTCGATTAGATCGGGCAAATCGTCGCTCGGGCAAGTAGTTAACTGACGCTCAAGCCGGTCCACCTCCCCTACCCACCAGTCCAGTCTGGTAGGCAGAATAGCGCAACGCATAGCGCAGGGGCTGCACCCCGCATCACAGGCTGGCTCAATCAGATACACTTCGTCAAACACGCGCAATTCCCCTGTTGTTCCTCTAATGTTCCACTGCAAATCCTACAAGTCAATGCTCCTGCGCGCCCGTCTTGGAGGAGCCTACCCATAGGTGTTAATCGCCACCATTTGCAAATTGCATAGCGTGGTACAAGGTCCAGAATTATTTTTGTCGGTATGCATTTTGCACTTGCATAACGAGTATGCACATTGCATATTGCCTCCATCAAGTCGGTTCGCCCGGCGAAATGGAGGCTTAAATGCATACCACCCAGATCGACCCCCGCATCCGCCGCGTTGAACGCGCGCTGGCAGAAAATGCGGCCATCGACACCCTCATTGCCAAGCTTGTTGCCCTCAAGGACGCCAACATCGAAAGCGCCCGCCGTAACGATAGCTGGTGCCTCAAGGCTCAGTACGAGGCCGCAGAAGCAGCCGTCGCCGTGTTCGAGGAAGATGACCTTGCTGGCGCAATGGATAGCTGTGCGGACATCCTGTTCTCGGAACATCGCTACAGCATCACGGAAGGCCGTCAGCTTTCGCGCAAGGAGTGCGAACTGTGAGCCGCGCCGCACAACTGCACCGCTGCGAGCAGGACGCCGCCAAGGGGCTTTATGCCAATCTCCTGCCCGACCTGTCTGATCACCCGCTTGCCGCCACCATCAAGGCCGCAATCCTCGCTGCCGATCAGGTGACGCTAACCATCCACACCGGAGGGACAGAGAGCGAGATCGACGCAGCGGAAGAAGCCGCATGGGACGCGCGTAAAGCGATGTTTGACGCCTTCCTGGACATCGGCCTCGGCCAGAACTGGCTGCGGAGACTGGGGGCGCAACTGTGAAACCCTTCCTCACCAGCGACTTCGCCAAGTTCGCATTCTTCATGATCCTGATCGGGATCGAAGTGACCCTTCTAGCAGCAATGGTGCAACCATGAACGAAGTTACCAAGATCAAGCAGCCTGGAATTATCGCTGCCCTCGCCAAGGCCCTGCCCGAACTGGAAAGCGCCAAGAAGAACAAGGCTAACCCCGCGTTCAAGTCCAAGTATGCCGATCTAGCGGCGATGATCGAAGCCATTGAGCCGATTGCCAAGCATGGCCTCTGGTTCCGGCAAGTGACCATCGAACACGCGGACGGCGCTTGCGTGGAGACGTTCTACATCCACGACAGCGGCGAGCAGCTTTCGGCAGGGATTACCTTCACCCCGGCCAGCAAGCGGGATGCACAAGGCTTTGGCTCTGCCCTCACGTACTGCCGTAGGTATGCGCTCCAGACTGCCTTTGGCCTCGCCACCGAGGACGATGACGGCAATGCAGCCACCAAGGCTCCGCCTGCCCAGCAAGCAGCCAAGCAGCCCGCGCATAGCAAGCTGAAAACCGAACTGCGCCAGTTTGTCCACGAGATGAACGGCTGCGGCGATGGTGACGAGTTGAGCGCCTTCCTCGCAACGCCCGAGGCCATTCGGATCGTGAACGAGACGCGCGAGAAGCTGCCCCACCTCTGGGACGGGAACAACTGGCCGGAATCCATGCCGCACCCGGAGGAATTCGTGCCGCTCTCAGACCAGATCAGCCGTCGCCAGCGTGAATGCGCCGCAACGACTGCCTCCTACGCAACAGCCTGAAAGGTACTCTAATGCTTAATCTCACACTCGCAGGCGGTCTTGGCCGTGATGCAGAATACAAGACCACACAGAACGGCCAGGAACTTTGCTCCTTCCCCGTTGGCGTCACCGTTGGCTGGGGCGAGAACAAGTCCACCGTTTGGGTTGACGTTACCAAGTGGGGCAAGGGTGCAAGCGGCCTTGCTGGCATTCTCCGCAAGGGAACCAAGGTTGCCGTCTCGGGTGAACTGTCCACCCGCGAGCATAACGGCAAGACCTACCTTCAGTGCCGCGCGGACAACGTGACCCCGATGGGCGGTGGCAACCGTGACGCAGCCCCGCAGCAGTCCATGCAGAGCGCAGCCCGCGAGGCTTTCCCGCAGGCTGAAGAACTGTCGGACGAAATTCCGTTCTAGAGCAAACAGTTAACCCGACGCGCCGGGTCTCAGCGGGGATGCGCGTAACCAAAGCCCCGCATGGAGCCGAATATGATCCGCCTATTCCGCCGCAAGTCCAAGGTCAAGACTAACCCGCAGCCCGACTATTGGGATCGCCGCTTGCGAGCCATGACGCCAGAACGCCGCGCAAAGGTGCTGGCAAATCTTGTGGTGATGCGGTGAAGCGCAAGTACAACCCGACGCCCACGGCGCGCCAGAAGGCTTTCCATCTCTGGTTGATGGAGAATTTCCTGTGCATCTGCGGCTGCGGTGGCTTTAGCGAGGTTGTGCACCATGTCCTTGGTAAGCACCCGCTCAAGCGGTGGCGCAGGGATCATGAAATGGTCGTTCCCATGCGCGCTGTTTGCCACATGGCGCTGCATGGCGCTGGCAGCGAGGCCGCTTTCGATCCGGCGACGGATTACCCGGCAGAGGCAGCGAATTGCCGTCAGATGGCAATGGAGGCGGGAAAGCTGTGACCCATACCGTCATCCTTCGCGGCAACCGGGACTTTGCTCACCGCCTTATCCAGAGCGCGCCCGAAGGCAGCGTGATGAAGGTGAGCAAGCCCACCCGGACGCTGGACCAGAATAATAGGCTCTGGGCTATGCTTTCCGAGATCAGCGCCGCCAAGCCGGAAGGCCGGGAACTGACCCCGGAAAGCTGGAAAGCCATCTTTTGCCACGCGCTAGGCCATGAGCAGCGGTTCGAAATGGCGCTGGATGGCAAGGGCTTTGTCCCGCTGGGCTTCCGCACAAGCCGGATGACGAAAGAGCAATTTTCCGACCTGTTTCTAGTGATCGAGGAATACGCCGCGAGAAACAACATCAAACTAAAGGGGGATTTATGAACGCCTTTTACATCACCGCAGCCGTTCTTGTGTACGGCTCTTGTACGTTTCTCGCGGGCGCATGGTGGGCAAGCCGTGACCGCATTTGTGATGAGATCGATTGGGAGGCGGGGGAGTGAGGGTGCTCGTCGCTTGCGAGTATTCCGCCACCGTGCGGGATGCCTTCCGCGAAAAGGGTTTTGACGTGCGGGAGATCGATGGGTTCCCTGCATACGTGGTCAGCCGCTGCGGCCGGGTTTTCAGCCGGAACCATCCAAGTGGTCATCTGCGTTGGTTCAAGCCAATGTCACCGTCCGTAGATGCAAAAGGCTATTACGGACTCACCATCTGCTCCCCTGTTGGTTTGCATCGGAAGGTGAGGGTCCACCGCCTTGTTGCGGAAGCCTTCATACCAAATCCCGACAACCTACCATGTGTTCGCCATTTGAACGGCATCGCGAACGACAACAGAGCGGAGAACCTTGCATGGGGAACTCACGCTGAAAACGAGGCCGATAAGCGTGATCATGGAACTTGGGAAGCACGTCGTAATGGGAAACTGAATGAGGGCCAAAGGGAGTTGGCTAGGAGGCTGGCCGGTGATGGCATGAGCCAACAAAAAATAGCTGATCACCTTCACGTCAGCCGCCCGACGATCACACGCCTGTTGAATGGTTCCACTTGGGGGGAAATATGATGCGCGTTCTTATTGGGTGCGAATACTCGGCCACTGTACGGGATGCGTTCCGATTGCTGGGCCACGATGCTTGGTCTTGCGACCTTCTACCGACGGAGGGTGATCCGCGTTGGCATATCCAGGATGATGTTTTGAAGGTTTCCTATTCTGGCGAATGGGACTTGGCTGTTTTTCACCCCCCCTGTACGGACCTCGCGGTTTCCGGTGCGCGTCACTTCGCCGCCAAGATTGCAGACGGCAGGCAACAGCGCGCCTTGGATTTCGTCCAGAAGCTGTTTGACGCGCCCATTCCCATGATCGCGCTGGAAAACCCGATTTCTGTCATTTCGAGCAAGATCAGGAAGCCGGACCAGATCATCCAGCCTTGGCAATTCGGCCACGGGGAAACCAAGGCCACGTGCCTCTGGCTCAAGAACCTTCCCAAACTGACGCCGACCAATGTTGTCGAAGGCCGTGAGGCGCGCGTTCACCGTATGGCCCCTGGGCCTGACCGTTGGAAAGAACGCAGCCGCACATTGGCCGGTATCGGACAAGCAATGGCCGAGCAATGGGGTGGCGTAATCAGCCAGGAGCAAGCAGCATGACACACCTACCCATCTGGCGCTCAAGCAACCCGTCCGCAGTAGGCCAACGCCCGTTGCCGATGGACCCCATAGAAGCCCGCGCATGGCAGATCACGCGCGAGAGGCACCCCAAGTATTACGAGAGGAAGCAGGGATGACCTACAGCGAGAAGACACGCCAGGAAGCTGCGGGCAATTTGCCGGATGAAGTCGCGGATCGCTTTTGGGCGCGTGTAGATCGTAGAGGCCATGACGAATGCTGGCCATGGCTAGGAAGTAAAACTTCGGATGGCTATGGATCGCTCTACGCATTGGAAAAATCATGGCGAGCCACTCATTTGGCGCTAATCCTTGCGACCGGAGAGGCGCCGCCCAAGGGGATGTTCGCGTGCCACAAGTGCGACAATCCGCCCTGCGTCAATCCAGCCCACCTCTTTATAGGAACGGCTGCTGAAAATAACGCAGACCGTCACCGCAAAGGCAGGACGGTATATCGCTTCATTCCGGCGCACCTGAAAGCGCGTGGCGAACGCCATGGGTCAGCAAAACTCAAAGAAGCGGATGTCCTTGCGATAGCGGCAAGTGGAAAGTCAATTCGCGCGCTCGCATCCGAATACGGCGTTGGCTTCGGGACAATACAGCGGATCAAATCGGGCGCGGCGTGGCAGCACTTGAGCAAGCGCGGGCTGGAAATCAGGGAGACCGAAGAATGACCGAAGCCGTCGTCCTCACCTTGCTATGGGCCTACACAATCCGCGCTGCGTGGACAGGTGGAACAATCCGAGGCTGGTACGCCAGCGAAAACATACCCCTGCACCCGGCCTCTTTCTGGCTGCAAGTCGCACTCTGGCCGATGGTCATCTGGCGCGGCATCCAAGCACAAAGGAAG